AATTTTTTATATAGTATGAAAGTCCAATGTCTTAAATGTTACATCATTCTTGAATTAATAACATATAATCAAATAGTTAGTTGTCCTTGTAAGAATCTTACAATTGAAAATAGAACAGATGAACATCCTACAATTCATTGTTTAACATTTTCTTTTAAACAAATTTATCCATAAAATTGATAAATGAATCAACCTTATTCTTTTATAAAAATGCACCCTGCATTAAAGGTGACAAGATATAAAAAAGGATCTCATACAGAAATACTAACTGTTATAAAAATCGTGAAAGAGATTACAAATACTGATGAAGAGTTACAAATTTATGTAGACAATGAAAAACTTATAACAACGCCTTTACCCACTCCAAAGGTTAAAAAGGATTAAATAATAGGAATAGATGGAATATAAAAGACCTGGAGGAGATATAACAACACTTTTAGATTTAACAAATCGTGATGCTCAAGAGAATGATTTATTTCCTCTTGATACAAATGTAACTTGGTTTACAAGAAATCAAAATAGACGTAATATTCCTTTTGTTCCTAGCATACAAGATTTTTCATTTCGTGGTCCAGCGTCTTACGGACAACGATTTACATTTGATATAGGTTCTTTACCTTGTGGCGATCTTATGTATGGCGCAGCAATTCAAGTGAGTCTAAATCACTGGTTGGATTTAACAACGCTAACTAATATTGCTGGTCTTAACTATACATATAGTAATGTTGATACCGCATGGTTCTTTGCGAATTCATTAGGTTCTACATTAATTGAAAAAGCAGAGTTAGAAATTGATGGAGTCACTATTGAAGAGATTGATGGAGATTTTATTTATCTTTATTCTTCTTTATTTACTGATTTGAATTGTCAATTTGGTATAGCAAATGATTCATTTGGTTCTGTATCTATACCTGATTTATTAAGTTGGAATCCAAAGAGAAATTTCCCAATTGAAGATGGTTCTCTTTTTTGTTTTTTACCATTCTTTTTTATGCGCACAAAGTTAAAAGAGTCTTTACCAATGATTGCAATTAAAGAAGGTTCTGCGAGAATACATATTACATTTAGACCTTTTAAAGATGTTGTGAGACAGAGAAGAGGATATCGCAATTCTTGTGATTCTGTTCCTTTAGGCGAAACGATAACATTTAATCAAACAAGTGTAGAAGTAACAAGAGTTATTCCAGATTTTAAACAAGTAAAATTAGTAACATATGGTGCCTATCTTGATGGCATAGATAGAACAAAAATGTTACGAGAACCTTTTGAACATTTGTTCCGAGAAGTTCAGACCTTTACATTTGATGAACCATTAAAATATTTAGTTTCTAAAAATTCTACTGATTCTGTGAATATTCAATTACCATTAGAAGCGAATCATCCTTTAGAAGAAATTCTATGGTTTGTTCGTCAAAAAGATGTATCCTTAAATAACGAATGGACAAACTTTAGTGCTACGTTAGAAAAAGATTACGATCCTACATTCAATCCTTTGAAACCATTGATGAAATCTGCGAAGTTACAAGCAAATGGTATAACTCTTTGTGATGCTCCAGAAGAGTATTATAGAAGTTTAATATCCTCTCATCATAAAGGTGGTATTGTTAGTTACAACAAATATATATACGGATATCCATTTGCCAGAACACCTGGAGAACATCAGCCATCAGGTTCTCTCAATGCTTCTAGATTAAATAGTTTACGATTGGTGTTAGAAGTGGAAGCACCAAAAGGATGTCAATGGGAAGTGAAAGTATTTTGTATAGGTATGAATTGGCTCCGTTTTGAAAATGGTGTCTGTAATAAACTGTTTGAAGATTAATGAATTAATCATTGAATTAATCATTTTACAATTTCTTATAAACATACACCTTTGATTCATCGGACCAAGTCATTGGTAATGTGATATGATTGACTTGTTCAAATTTATCTGAATTCAATTCTTTTGTGCATACAATTACAGCACCTGCATTTAATTCTCTTTCTAACTTTTCACTTAGTCTTTGTTTTACATCCTCTGTAAAACATAAATTAGAAATAAAGAGCCAACAAGCTTTCCCATAATGAATAGAATCATCTAAGAATGATAAACATACAAACTCTACTCTTTGTCTTATAGATGAATCACGAACACGTTGTAAAGCAGTATTTGCTTGTTGAACACGTTCTGTAACAACTTCAATACCTATACCTTTTAAAGATGAATTTAATGCTGTTAATCCTAAAACAACTTTCCCAACACCAGAACCAAGATCATAAAAATTTCTGTAAGAACCTACAATATTGGATAATGGAGCATATCTTGAGAATATCTCATAAAGAATAGGAAGACTCTCATCTCTTAATTCACCATATGCAATATTATCTTCTCCATTTGAATGCACTAAACCAAATCCGGACAATCCACTATATAGTTTGTTAAACTTCAGCGTTTTCTTCTTAGAAATACGAACTTTACGTGTGGACATACTACTATGTTTTCAAAAAAAATATGATAAAAAAATACGATAAAAAATACTTATAGGATTATTTATTTATTGTAGTTAGATATTCTAGTTAGATGGCTGCTTCCTTACTCCGTGTTTTAAATTCCGGAGTTCAAGATAGTAGATTATTGTGCACAAAAGGAGAACCTGATATTAGTCTATTTACAAAAGTCTTTGTGAAAGCGGGAAGATTTACAACACAATGGGTTCGATTAGATTTTGATACAACTCCGTCATTTGGTAACTCTGCTACAATTACATTGCCTAGAAAAGGACATCTTATTAGTCGTTTACATTTGGTAACAACTATGCCTGATATTTATACCAAACAAGCAGCAGCACGTTCTACAGCAAATTTTGTTGGACCATCATTCGGTTGGACGAATAGTTTGGGACACGCTTTGTTAAATGAAGCAATGATAGAAATTGGTGGTGCTCGTGTAGAGATTCTAAATGGAAGACTTTTAGAAGTGATGGATGAGTTTTACAATCCTTTAGAAAAACAAATCTCAATGAATAAACTTATACAACGAAAAGATAATGGCTTTACATATCAATCATTTGGCTACAATGAATCCAATACTCGTGTTGTAACACCTTTACCTTTTTGGTTTAGTTGTGGAGATAGTGCTTTGGCTTTACCTATTGACGCAATTCAAGCAGATCAAATTAAGTTAACGGTGAGATTTAATACAATTAACAGTCTGTATGTTTCTGATTCGTATAAGACTTTTACTTCTACCAATCCTTCACCAGGTGAAGCATATTTTCCTTTATCGAATGCTGTATTCTACCAATCAAATGCTTCTGGTTCTAATGTAGCAGGTTTACCAAATAATCCTGTAAGTCAAATATCTGGAATACAGATGTCTAATAATTTTAATCTAGGAGAAACATACATTTTAGCAGAATACATATATTTGGATAAACCCGAAGCAAATAAATTTCGTTTATCTGATATTCGTGTTCCTATAACACAACATTATTCGTTTGACCCAGTGGATTCTCAAAATATGAATCAAGTTCGTTATAAATTTAATGTGCCTAATCCCACAAGAAATTTATTCTTTTATTTAAATCATTATGATGCTTCTAGATACAACGCACCGTTTTTGGCTTCTAGAGATTTGAGTGGATCTGGAACATCTGTTCCTTGGTGGCCAGATGCTTCTGGATTGAATACGCAAACATTCAGTAATTTACGATCTGGATTTTCTACAAGAGATTCTGAGCCTATTAAATCAATCAGTTTAACATATGAAGGAAAATTAGTTCGTTACACAACAGATAGTCCTTCCTTATTTCGAAGCGTTTTACCATCTTTTGAAATGAGAAAATCTCCTTGGGTAAATCGTTATTATTATACATTAGCATTTGGCTTACAACACGGTCATATAGCACCTTCTTTACCATCTGGCGAAGCAAATTTAGATAAAATGATTAATATTGAACTAAATTTACAATTACATGCAAATACAGGTTCCTTAGATCAAAACAATGTAAATAGATTTAATTTATATTTATTTGCTGAAACATACAATTTATTACGAATTTATGGTGGAAGAGCGGGTCTTCTCTTCGCATATTAAAAACTCTATAGTAGGATGGCGACGCCTTACATTTCTATAAGTGCTTTGCAACAAAGCACAATGTTAACAACAGTAAATTTGGGAGTAAATGTAAATAGTCTTCCTAATAATACTATCCGATACGCATTTGATACTCTAGGGGTAACAAACTGTTCAATGAGTAATTTACAAGCTACTTCAGGATCATTTGATTATTCCGGTATTAATAATATACTTGATTACGCATCATCAAATCAAATGAAAGTAAGAATTGATTCATTATTAAAAGATTTACCATCTTGGTTTACAACTATGAATGATACGCCGACAATTCTTACTACATTAAATACTCATATCCAAACTGTTATCACATATTTAAAAACAAACTATAATAATATAATTGAAATTGATTTAATCAATGATGTATTTGATAATAGTGGTTATAAAACAAATTTTTTAAATAATGCTTTAAGTGGTTCAAATGTAGTATCCACTGTGTTTGGAACAGCAAGAAGTATATTAGGAACAAGTAAAGTAAATCTTATGTATAATCATTCGAATACTGAAGAAGCATATGATTTTACAGGAAGTGTATCTATGTGTAGCACATTAAGAGATTTTAAAACATATAGAATACCGATTGATGGAATATCATTGAATGTCAATGCTCATACAAATGCATCCTTTATGAAAATTGAAAATTCAATTATAAATATTAAGAATTTAAATTATAGATGTATTTCATTCAATGATGTAAAATATTCAATACCAACTACAACTACAGAGAATCTTGAAGAACAAGCAAGATTTTACAAAACACTTGTTGAAATTGGGTTTAATTATAGTAATATTAATACAATTTCATTTGCAGGTTTAAATGATAGTGATGTAACAACCGCTAGTAACTCTGTTTTATTTAGTAATAATTTTCCTAAAATTGCTTATAATAATATTATAGATTTATATAAAACATTTGATCCATCTTGGATAAATATTGGTTATAGTAGAGCTACAAATCGTGATTTTTTTAATAACCCTATTAGATTGATTAACTCTGATGTGCCACCATTTTTAAAATACGTTCAACCTATTATAAGTGGTGGAGCAATTATTAGCGTAAATTTATCAGCTTCTTCAAATATACCTATTCCAAATGATTTCTTAGGTCTTTCTCAAAGTCCATGTATTATAGATACTTATATTTTTAAAATACGCAAAAGTTATGTTAATTTATTAAATCTTTTTAAATATACAAAGAAATCAAATATGGGAATGAGATTTAGATGTTTTGCAGGAATTAGTACAGGTCAAACAAATGTTGATAACTATAGAAATAAAAAAACTATTGAGCGTATAAATATGTCTAAATCAATTGGAGCAAAATGTGCTTTACAAATTGGGCATGGTGCTATTAATTCTTCTATAAAATTACCTGTTACTCCTACTATTACTGAAATATCTCCATCACCATCACCAGCACCTGCACCAGCAGTAGATTGGGCTTCAATATATAATATAGCAGATGATCTATATAATACAAATATAAATAATTATGTAAATACAGCAAAAGATATAGTAGATACTATGGATCCTTCTATATTTGAAACAATTGAAATATTTAATGAACCTCAATTAATACCTGCATTTGGAAAAATCACAAACACTCATGGTCTTGAATATTATAAAAGAGTATATAAAAGTATAATTGATGAATTAAATAAGAATCCTAAAATTAGGGATAATATTGTATTAGGTTCTTTTGCAGGTGGTTATAGTGGTAATTATTATGATATGTTAGATAGTGATGGTACACCTATTATTGATTTAACTTGGTTGAACGGTAAAATTAAAGCATTTTCTCATCATTTGTATGTAGTTGGAGGTGATGAGGGAGGAATTAATAAATTATGTAAAATAGATCCAACCGATGCAACAAAATGTCTTGCATTAAATGATAATAATAATATAATACTAGAAGGTGGTATTCCAAAAAAACTAGATTATCTAACATCATCATTTTTACCAACTATAAATGGATATAAATTTAAACAAGGACCTGTTCAACTTTATAATATTATGCGTTCTACAGATACTAATAATTGGTCTCCAATTATTACTAGGATAAATAATAATATTGTTAAACCACCTACTTATACTGGTAATTATCCATATGGATTCCATATAAATGAAACGAATAGCGTTTATCATTCTGGACAATATGGTATAAGTGACATATTTCTTTCTGCATTATGGCTAATAGATTTTAGTTTATATAATGCTTCTTATGGAGCAAGAAGGATGAATCTTCAGGGTGGGAATGTCCCACAGGGGGCATATAATATGATTGACTATCCAGATGTATATGATATATCTGTCCCCTTTGATACTGTAATAAATGTTAAACCTTTATATTATGGTTATTGGTTTTTACATGCTGCTATGCGTTGCGGATCAGGGAATACTCAATCTAAAATTATGGACCATTATACAAATGCTGATAAAAGTTTACGCATATGGAAATTAAATAATGGTCTGGAGACTACATTTGTTGTTATTTATTATACAGCAACAACAACAAATATTACTTGTAATATTCAAGCACCAGATCAAACTGGTGCGAAATCTGGTAAAGTAATACGTCTTCTTTCTAGAGATGGTGATCAAGGACGTCATGGTATAACATTTGGAAATTTATCTTTGGATGGAACAAGCAACGGTATTCCATATAATGTTAGAAATAATTATCGCAACTTAATTAATTTGACAGAAGCCGGTGTTGATTCTGCTCTTAATTACACATCATTTACATCTACACAGGCTTCAGGAAAATGGTCTTTTAATATTCCAATTAAATCACCAAGTGCTTTTATTTTAAGATGTTAGAATATTAATCCCTCTTCTGTCCAATAATATCTATCACAACATTTTCGTGAGTTTTATCGGTTCTACTCGATTCTAAAGAATCTTTTGATTCTGGAGGAAGACTAATATGTATATCACTCAACTTTTCAGTAAATTCACCTAATTTCATACGAACTTCTCCCATAAAATTATTTCTTTTTTCTTTCTCTATTTGTTCTTGTCTTTCTTTATTTAATTTATCATTTTCATAACGTATTTGTTCTTCAATACCTTTCATACGACTATCAACACTTGCTCGGATCATTTTATCTAAATCTGGAAGAATTTCTTCACGTAAGAGTTTTTTCTTATGTTTCAAATTCATAGCAACTTCTGCTGTCATCATTGCCATACGTGTTTTAGAATTATTAAACACGGGTGTATGTTCTAAACCATTACAGATATCAGGTTTCTTGAGTTCTGTAATAGTATCAAACTCTTTCTCAAACATTTTAATTACATTATCAGGAATTTGAGGAGATTGTTCAATCAATCTATCCAAATCTTGCTTACAAAAGTTAATAAAATCTAAAGAATCCATACGATCATTCGGTTTCTG